GGTTGGCGGCGATGCCAGCCCGTTGTTGTATAGCGTCGGTACTGCTGCCGTTATCACTGAGCGCAACCTTGTTTCGCAGGGTGATCCGGCCACGCTGAATGCCACTGGCACGCTGACTGCTACTATGCTCATGAGCGGCCTCGTCACGTCCACCACTGCCGCTGCTGTGGTTGCCACGCTTGATACGGGCGCAATCATGGATGCCGCTAATACGTTTGCGGTCAATGATTCGTTTATCTGGAGTGCCATCAACACCGGCTCGAACGCCTTCACCGTGACCGCCGCTGCATCGGGCCATACCGTTGTTGGCGCTGGCGCTGTGGCAGCCGGCACCAGCGGGCGCTTCATGACCCGCAAGACCGCTGCGAATACGTTCGTCACGTATCGCATCTAATGGGGATGGGGTGGCTTGGGAGTGGCCACCCCTAACCCGTAAAGGGAATTTGGTATGCCGTTGAAACAGGGCTACAGTGCCAAGACCGTATCAAAGAACATTCGTTCTGAGATGAAGTCGAACAAGCCGCAAAAGCAGGCAATCGCCATTGCGCTGTCAACGGCGGAACGGGCCAAGAAGAAGAAGGGTAAGTAACATGCCGATGGTCAACGGAAAGAAATACGGTTACGATGCTAAGGGCATGGCGGCTGCTAAAAAGGCGGCTGTGAAGTCCGGTAAGCCCATGAAGATGACCAAGAAGCCGAAGTGAAGAAAGACTCCCGCCTCGAACGTGCTGGCGTTTCGGGCTATAACAAGCCCAAACGCACACCGGGCCACCCGACTAAATCTCATGTCGTGGTGGCCAAGGAGGGGGACACGGTTAAGACGATCCGTTTTGGTCAGCAAGGCGCTAAAACCGCAGGCAAGCCGAAAACGGGCGAGAGCGAGGCAATGAAGGACAAGCGGGCCAGCTTCAAGGCGCGGCACGGTGCCAACATTGCCAAGGGCAAGATGAGCGCAGCCTTCTGGGCGGATAAGGTGAAATGGTGAAGAAACCGAAGCCTGTATGGGATCGACCGGCACCCAAGGGAAAGCCGGATAAGCTGTCACCCAAGCAGAAGGCCAGCGCGAAAGCTATGGCGAAAGCTGCTGGCCGACCTTATCCTAATCTGGTGGACAACATGCGCGCAGGGAAGAAGAAATAATGCAGTTCCCGAATCTTGTGTATCGCAAGCACGCCAATGGCACGATGACGTTGCCGGGGATCGGTGCGGTGCGTTATGCCGGTGTGGCCAACGAAGCAGAACTAGCCGCGCACGTTGAGGCAGGCTGGTTTGCCTGGCCGGTAGACGATAACGCACCGCCGACCCGCGCCGAACTGGTGCAGAAGGCCAAGGAACTCGGCCTGGAGTTCCATCACAAGACTGGCGATGCCAAGCTGGCCGCCATGATTGCAGAGGCTCTTGGCTAATGGGCTACTCCCGCCGCCAGTTTATCAACGCAGCCTTCGAGGAAATTGGGCTGGCTGATTACGTGTTTGACGTGCCACCGGAGGGGTTGCAGGGCGCGGCGCGGCGTTTGGATTCCATGCTGCTGGATTGGAACGCACGGGGCATCCGGCTTGGCCCGAACATCAGCGGCAGCATTGCCGTTGCTGATCTCGATACAAACATGGGCGTGCCTGATAGTGCCAACGAGGCGATCATCACCGGCTTGGCCATCAAGATTGCGCCCAGCTATGGCAAGAAAGTGTCTGGCAACACGCTAACGGCTGCACGCTTTGGCTTTAACACGCTGCTTGGCCGTGCTGCTATGCCGCCAGAACAGCGTTACTCGCCTGGCCTGCCTGCGGGCCAAGGCAACAAGCCTTGGGTATACGGCGACGAGGGGCTGCCGCAGGGTGAGTACCCGCTGGACGTTGGGCCTGATAGCAATTTGGAGTTTTAATTGTGACCACTATCAACAAACTCCCATTGCTTCCAACGCTCATAGATGGCGACCTGTTTGTCGTGTGGTCAATCGAAAACGGCGATAGCCGGCGCGTGCCTTACAGCACGATTAAGGCTGACACGCGGGCCGGGCTAATGACATTGACCGAACCTGGGACATTTGCCAACAAGACGTTTAATCTTAATAACAACACTTTAATTGGGACTTTGAGCCAATTTAATGCGGCGTGTATTGACGCAGACTTTGTTTCTGTTGCCGCATTAGCTGCTTCTACGGGTTCCAGCACGGTTGGCTTTTTGCAAGCGGGCGCGGGTGCTGTAACGCGCACGGCGCAGAATAAGATGCGCGACACGGTAAGCGTCAAAGATTTTGGTGCCGTTGGCGATGGCGTGACGAATGACACGGCTGCTATTCAGGCAGCAGTAAACTCGTTGCCAGCCACCGGGGGTGGGTTGTATTTTCCGACCGGCACCTATTTGATCGGAAGCGCAATCGCTATCAACAAGCCGGGCGTGTATTTCGGGGACGGATGGGCAACAAATATCCGCACAAGCAGCGCAACAGCCAATTCCTTTACTGTATCTGGCTCGGAACAAGTTCAAATTGAGAATATGCGTTTCACTTCTGCGGTTACAAAAACCGCCGGTTGGTATGTGGATGTTGCTGCATCTGCCAATCGCTTTCGGCTATCTGACTTTGCTATGGATGGCGCTATAGGCGGAATACGAACAGCAGCCGTAGCAACATGCACCATTGAGCGCGGGCAAATTTTGAACTGCGTGGCAAGCACCGCCGTTGCGATACGGATCGACGCAGGCTTTGACGTGTCTATTCGGGACATTTTGAGCGACCAAGCGGTAAATATTTTTGCGGGCGTTTATATCCTTAATGTGGGCGACGTTACAATTGAAGATTGTAACCTTATTCATTGCGGGCAGGCTCTTTATGTCAATCCAGGCGTGGGCCAAGTTGTTGCTTCGCTTTGGGCGAATAACACATTCTTTGATACATCAACACGCGCTGCATACTTTTTTGCCCAAGGTGGGTCTATTGTCCGGTCTTTGTTTGACCAATGCTGGTTTTCCGGTTCGGCAAACGAAGGCGTGCGGCTTGAAACGTCTGGCGGCGGCGTCATTCAAGGCACTGACTTCAACGGGTGCCATATCTATTTGAACGCCAACAACGGCATTTCCATCATTGATGCAGGCGTCACCAACACCCGCGTGCATGACTGTTCTATCGCTCAAAATACGTTGAGCGGGGTAGCGGTTGCCGCCAACGTCAGCGACGTTTCGGTTCAAGATTGTCGCATTGGCAACACCGGAGGGCTTGGCAACAACGGCGCTTACGGGGTGGCAATTGTTGGTGGCACCGGCAATAACATTCAAATTCTGAATAATGATTTGCGCGGCAACACCACGGCCAACTTGCTGAATGGTGCTACCGGCGCAAGCGTAATCGTTGCCAACAATTTGGGCGCAAACGAATCGTGGACAAGCTACACACCTTCAGTAGCGGCAGTAAGCGGGACAATCACCACACTCGGCACAGTGTCAGGGCGGTATCAAAAAATTGGAAAGCAGCTATTTATTGAAATGGCAATCGCCATCACAACAAACGGAACTGCATCAGTTGCCGTGACTGCCACGCTCCCCTCTGGCTTGACATCCGCAAGCGATCAGGTTTTGGTGGGCCGCGAAAACTCAGTAACCGGAAATCAGCTTCAAGGCGTTGTGCTTTCTACAAGCAACTCAGTATCCATTACGCGGTACGACAATGCTTATCCTGCCGGCAATGGGTATCGTTTGTTGTTGACCGGCGTGATTGAGATTCAATAAATGAGGGCGCACATGATGTGGACGCACTACTGCAAGCCTGACAAGGCATGGTTAAACGTGGAACGCGGTGAACCTTGCAACTGGTGCGACGCACCGGAAACGCTGGAAGAACCAGACGACGCTGACGACGAACTGGAATAACGCATGAAGTCACCCATCCTCGGCTCAAGCTATGTCGCCCGCAGCATCAACGCTGCGGACGCAATTTCCGTATAATGAGAGTGCCGAACTAATGACAACAATCAATCAACTCCCGTTGCTGACCACGCTTTCTGGCGGGGATAATCTTGTTGTCTGGTCGCCAAACAATGGCGATAGCCGAAGGGTACCGTATAGTTTTGTCAAGGCCGACATTCGGGCCGGGCTAACATTAACCGACCTTCCCGTAGCCACAATCCCCCTGGCAGGCACTGAAGAAATGCCGATTGTGCAGGGTGGTATTTCCAAGCGCACGGCGATCAACAATATTCTGAACGCAAACACCATACCGTACATCGCTAACGGCCTCGGCGCAGTCGCCACGCCGTCGTACACCTTCACCGGTGACCTCAACACCGGTATGTGGTCACCTGACGCCGACAACATTGCGTTTAGCGTAGGCGGCACTGAAGCTATGCGTATCGCCGACACAGGTTACGTCGGGATCGGGACAAATGATCCATTTACAACCCTGGATATGGCCAGCGGATTTGCAAACCTTGCAGGCACAGTTGTAACTGATAGGGCTGTTAAAATTGGCCAGAACCGGGCCATTTCCACCGATGCGTCTCTAGACTTTCACTCTGCTGGCAACCCCTCTGTATTCAACGCTCAATTTATTCGTTACAGCGGCGTCAACGGCAGCCTTGACCTCATAAACAGCGGCACTGGCAACATTACCATTTCTGCTAACGGCTCCGAACGTATGCGCATCACCAGCGCGGGCAACGTCGGGATCGGGACGACTGCACCAACGCAGAGGGTGGATATTCGCGGTGGCGACTTGTTAGTTTCGCGCGGCGCGGCCAGCGTAGCGGAGGACGCGACTATATATTTTGGTAACAACAACAACAACTTTATATTCGGTGGCGACAACAACGCCATGGCGTTTTACACCAACGGCTCCCAACGCATGTTTCTCGCCAGCAACGGCACAGTTGGGATCGGGACGGGTACTCCCGGTGCGAAGCTTGAAGTAAGGGACACGGGTAATACCGTAGTGCTTATTGCCGGTGACAGCACTAGCGCAACGCAACTGAATTTTGACGCCAATACTTCTGCCGTCATCTCGCAGAAAATGAACGCACCCATCATCTTCGAGACAAACTTAACTGAAAAGATGCGTATCACCGGTGGAGGCGTCGTCGGAATCGGAACGATTTCTCCAAGCGCAGCGGCGCGACTTGAAGTTTCATCCAGCACGTCAGGCTTTCTGCCTCCACGAATGACCACGACGCAGCGTGATGCAATCTCCTCGCCGCCGAACGGCCTCATGCTTTACAACAGCACTACCGACAAACTCCAAGTCCGAGCCGCCGGTGCTTGG